ATATCTTTACCATGGACAGTACATCCAGAAAGAGATCAAACTTGGAGAGATCAACAAGATAAAGATCTTGGAGTTAGAAGCGCAGCACAAGAGTGTGATTGTGACTTTGTAACATCAGGTAATACAGTAATTCCACCCGATGTTTTGAATTGGTACGAAGAGAACACTGTAAAAGAACCTTTAGAAAGAAGAGGTCTTGATAAAGGATATTGGATTTGGGAATATCCTGATCCTACAAAATTTTATACTATCATAGCTGACGTAGCAAGAGGTGATGGAGCTGACTATTCAGCTTTCCAAGTATTTGAAATGGAAACTATCACTCAAGTTGCCGAATACAAATCTCAACCAGGAACAAGAGAATACGCACAGATATTGTTGTCCGCAGCAATGGAATACAATAACGCGTTACTCGTAATAGAAAACGCAAGTATAGGTTGGGACGTAGTTCAATCCGTAGTCGAAAGCGGTTATCAAAACGTTCACTATAGCTACAGAACAGAAATAGGAATGGACTTTCAGAAGTACTTGGATAAGTATCAAACAACCAATTCAGCGTTAGTACCTGGATTCTCTACCACAAGTCGTACAAAGCCACTGGTGATCGCCAAGATGAGAGATTTAGTGGAAAATAAGTTCGTAAACATAAAGTCCCTAAGACTACTAGAAGAGCTCAGGGTGTTTATTTGGAAGAACGATTCAGGTACGGCAATGAATGGATACAACGACGATTTAGTGATGTCTTTTGCTATCGGAATGTACCTTAGAGACACGTCTTTGAGATACAAAACAGAAGCAGACAACTTACTAAGAAACAGTTTAAACAATTTTACGAAGACAGATTCAGGCTTCAATTTATATAACGCAAACAGCTCGTTCAACAGTAATCCTTGGGAGATGAATATTCCTAATCCAAACGGACAGGAGACCCAAGATCTTCGATGGTTATTGTAAACTCGCATAATTATTATCAGAAATGGCAGAAAATCCTAGACCACCAGAGAATTTATTTACAGCGCTAAGGCGTTTGTTTTCCACGGACGTAATCATACGTAACGAGGGAGGAGGCATGTTAAAAGTGATTGATACCGATAAAATACAAACTTCCGGTGTCATTCAGACTAACTCTCTTATCGATAGATTCAATAAGGTATACACTACTTCTACGGCTTATGGCGTTAACTTGAATCTAGCTCAGAACTATCGCTCTGCAAGGGTTCAAATATACGCTGATTACGATGCTATGGATACAGATGCGATCATCGCTTCTGCATTAGATATCATTGCTGACGAAGCTACTTTAAAGAACGAACAAGGAGAAGTTTTACAGATCAGGTCTTCTGACGAAAACATCCAAAAACTGCTTTATAACTTATACTATTCTATCCTTAACGTAGAATTTACTTTATGGTCTTGGATTCGTAATATGTGTAAGTACGGTGATTTCTTTATTAAAATGGAAATCGCTGAGGGTTACGGAGTTTATAACGTAATTCCGTTCTCTTCTTATAATATTGTTAGGGAAGAAGGCTACAATCCTAAAAATCCTAACGAAGTAAGATTCAAGTACGATCCAAATGCTGCGTTAACGAACTCAGCAGGATACATGAATTCATTCAGCGAAAACGATGCTGGAATATACTTCGATAACTACGAAATGGCGCATTTCAGGCTTACTGGAGACGTTAACTATCTTCCTTACGGTAGATCATATCTAGAGCCAGCACGTAAGTTATTTAAGCAGTATGTGCTCATAGAAGATGCGATGCTGATTCACAGGATCGTAAGAGCTCCAGAGCGTAGGATATTCTATGTTAACGTTGGTGCTATACCTCCAACAGAAGTAGAAAACTACATGCAAAGAATGATCAATAAGATGAAAAAAACTCCTCTTATCGATCCAAATACAGGTCAATACAATTTAAAGTATAACCAACAAAACTTGCTAGAAGACTTCTTTATTCCAGTTAGGGGTAACGATCAGACTACAAGAATTGATACCGCAAAAGGTCTTGATTACAACGGAATTGAAGACGTTCAATACTTTAGAGAAAAGTTATTCGCGGCTCTCAAGATTCCTAAAGCTTTTATGGGATACGAGAAAGATTTGACTGGTAAAGCTACTTTAGCCGCAGAAGACATTCGTTTCGCAAGAACAGTTGAAAGGATTCAAAAGATCGCGATATCAGAACTTACTAAAATTGGTCTAGTTCATTTATATGCAAACGGATATACAAATGAATCAGCCGCAAACTTTACAATATCTCTTACTAATCCTTCAATTATCTACGATCAAGAAAGGATAGCGCTATTCAAAGAGAAAGTTGATCTTGCTAACCAAGCAATGGAGTCTTCTCTGTTACCTAGAGACTTTATTTACGATAAAATATTCCACTTCTCAGAAGATCAATACTCTGAACTTGAAGATCAAATCTTAGAAGATAAAAAACGTTCGTTTAGATTCAAACAAATTGAAGAAGAAGGAAACGATCCATCAGAATCAGGACAAGCATTCGGTACTCCTCACCAATTGGCAAGTCTTTACGGAGGAAAAGCAGATATGAATCTTGAAGTTCCAACAGGATACAACGAAAAAAATCCTAACGAACCAAAGAAAGTTCCAGGAAGACCTGAAAAGTATAAATCTATTATAGGAACTGACGATGACGTATTCGGTAGAGACAGACTTGGAAAAAAAGGTATGAAATCTAAAGAAGAAAAAGGAGAAGATTCTATGGATATGTCTTTAGGTTTAACCAACGAAAGTACTTTAGGAATTTACTTGCAAAATAAGAAAGCTTTAGAAAAATTATTTGCTACAAGAAAAGTAAAACTTTACGAACAACCAGACGTTTTGAACGAGGATAACATCATTGACAATTTAGACTAGGCCTTATATATTTATAAACAGGAATTTTTATATCCAACATGGCACTAAAACACTCTAAATTTAGAAATCCGGGCATACTTTTCGAACTTCTCGTTAGACAAACGACTGCAGATCTTTTGCAAAACAAAGACTCAAAAGCCGTAAAAATACTCAAAAAGTACTTTACAGGAACAGAACTTGGAAGAGAATATACTTTGTATAACTCTTTTATAAAGACAGACAAACTTAACGAATCTAAAGCCGAACTTTTCATAAATACTCTCATAGAAGAGTACAAAAAGTTAGATTACGAGAAACTAAAGAGAGAAAAATACAATCTCATTAGAGAAATCAAGAGCAATTACGATTTAGATAACTTCTTTAAAGCAAAGATTGATAATTACAAATCTTACGCATCTATTTATATAGTTTTAGAGTCTCAGAACAACAGAACCAGCGTTAGTCAAATTCTAGACAGCAAGATAAACATGCTTGAACACATCTGTGGAGAAGAAATTAAAGATAAACCAGCATCAGCTCAGCTTCTAGAAGAGTTCATGAGTCAAGACAAGGAGATAAGACTTTTAGCTTACAAGATTCTAGTAGAAAAATTCAACAAAAAATACGCTGGACTATCTCAAGATCAAAAAGATATTCTAAAAGAATATATCAATAACATATCTGATACTAAAAATTTAAAAATCTATCTTAATAAAAGATTAGTAGAAGTAAAGAACACGCTAGTTAGTTTATCTAACTCTGTAGAAGATCAAATTACTTCTATAAAATTAAAAGAGGTAGTTAAACTTATCAAACCTATACAAGAAAACGAAAGCATTAAAGACGAAATTGTCTCCACTATGCTTCAATATTACGATTTGATCAACGAAATTAAAAGCTTAGATTAATATGAGCATGCAATCCGATTTCAGAAGATTATTGTCAGAACAATCAGATGATATCGCATTTGCTATCACAGATCAAAAGTTGGACGATATGTTCAATGCCGCTTTCAAAGATAAAGTAGACTATTTAGGAGAATATTACGCGTTAAGTCCAGATCATTTTGAAGATTTTGAAGAATTTGTTCATAACAATGGATTTGATATGAATCAAGACGTTGATATAGTTCAAGAAGTAGAAGAGATGTCTGTAACGGGTGGCGGAGAAGCTTACTTACCAGGACTTGATGTTCCAGCTAAAAAATATAAGTACGGATATACAAAAGATCTTAAAGAAGACGTAAATTGCGGATATAAAACAGTAAAAGGATTTAGACCAGGTCACACAAAAGATACTGGAGGATTTCAATATAAAGATCTTTGGAACGTAAACGAAAGAGAAGAAACTAGTCACGGTGATTTTAAAATAGGAGACAAAGTAGAAATAATTAACATGTGGCCAGATAAAAGCTACGGTGAAGTTGTTTCTTTTGACGATGATTTGGTCGCAGTTAACGTTAACAAAGGAGGCGGATCAACATTTACAAGACAAATGATGATACCTCATGACAAATTAAGACTTCAAAGTAGCGAAATAGCGAAACAAAAGAAGAAGGAAAAGAAAAAAGAGAAAGAAAAAGAAAAGAAAGAAATGGAAAAAGAACCTATAAAAGAGGGACTTAAAACAGAAATCAAAGTCAGAAGTAAAAAACAACAGTTTCAAGAAGCAACTAAATTAGCAAATAAGAAACTTAAAGAAATAAACAATATTTTAGAATACGCTTCGAATTTAAAGTCAGATCTTAACGAAACTGAATATTCATCTTCTTCTAAAGCAATGGAAAGTATGAAAAAAAGTATTGCAGAAGCTTATAAAAAAATGAAAAGTCTATAAGATGAAACAGAAATTAAACGAAGTACACCAACTTCAAAAAATTGCAGGTATTCTTAACGAAGCTATTGAAGAAGGCGATCGTATTAAAGTGGTGTATGGTAACGAATTCTATGGAGAAACTGGAACTGTAGAAGAAGTTAGAGATGGATTTGTTGTTGTCAGCATAGATGGAAAGAATGGAGAATACAGCATGCATATATCTGACGTAGAAAAAATAGAAGATGAGGAAGAATACGATGATTA